AAGACCTACGGTTTTCGGACTCAGACACGAATTGCAAAGCCACGTTGGCAGTAACGCCTTGAGGCAAGTCTCCACGAGATATCGAATTAGTCCGAGACATCTGATAGTAAAGCTCTTTCATAAGCCCAAAGAATTGTTGGAACTGACCACTAATTGGATTAGCTTGCATTAGCTTAGGCTCAGTCGCTCCCATTTTGACCTTCACGATACCGACATCATTAGTAAGCTGCTGCTCATCTATGGAGTTGCTCTGGACAAACCATTTAGGGTTGCCAGCCAACATAAAGGCTTTCACGGTAGCATTTAAAGCGTTGTTTAAAGCCGCTGGCAAAGCCCTTAAGTATTCGATTAGTGGGATTCCTCTGTGTTCGTCTGGGTTCTCACAGTCTAATAAAGGAACTATTGGTAATAAGCCATGCTCGTACGATAACCTTCCCTTTTTAAGTAAGGCAGTAGGTACAAAACAAGCCTCATATCCTTCTGGTAAGAACTTAGTTTTCTTGTGATAGAAATAAATCTTGCGGCACTGATTAGTCACGAATTGTTCAGTAAGCGAATTAAAGTCAAAGAAGGGTTCCTGAGTCTCGGACTGAATTGAATCACGCTTAGCTGGATATTCAGCCTTAAGCTTCGCGGTCTCAGCCCATTCGATAACAAACACATAGTCCGTATCTTCCCAGTCCTTTTCTGGACGGTAGACAAAGAATTGTGTTTTATTCTTGATAGAGACATCACCTTGCATTGTAGTTTCTTGCATAGGCTGGTCTTCCGTATAGGGTGCATTTTGATCCATCATCTTTTTAACAAACTGGACTGGCTCCCCTTGGTCTGGGTCCCAGGTAATCCACAGATATGACTCCCCACCAACCTTAGAGTTTCTAATGAACTTACGAATCTTTGAAGGCATATCCTTTGTGTACTTAATATGATCAAGAAATCGTTTAGCGATCTTCGCGTCATTCTTGTCTTTGGTCTCGTCATGCGTAGGCATTGGGTAAATGTAGGGATCGTATTCTGTAAGCCTTGCAACCTTTTCATCAACTACGTCACGAATAAACGGGATAACAATCTGTGGCTGATAAGTCTTTTGAGTCTCTAAAACGTCTCTAGGCGTATAAACTTGCTGTTGATACTGCACACATTTATAGCGTAAGTAGTTGTTCTTTACAGACTCTAGTCTAGTCCAAGAGGAAGCTTTCAGGTTGCCAAGCTCACGGTTTAGCCACTCGAGAATATCGTTTTCATTATTAAGGTCTAGCTCAAAGAAAGACTTTTGATTGTCAGCCAGGTTTGCATTTTGTAACTCGTCAAATGAATAGCTCATGTATCATCCCCGATAGGCTTAGGCTTAGGACTACGATCGCCTATCTCTTTAAACTGGTCTAAAAAGCTTGTGACTTGCTTATTTTGGTTGGCAAGCTCTTGCTCTAGCGGCGCATAAGTAATCGTATGTGAAGACAATTGCTTTGCTAGTAGCCAAGTGATTGAAGCCATAGACAGCACAAGGGCTATTGAGCTTAGAATGATTGCGGTAAGTTCCATTTTGTAATTCTCCTGTTTTGTTTATATTTCTGCATAAGGATTGCGAGCGGTCAAATCATCTTCTATCCGGTACGCCCGACGAACATCGGCTGGATCTGGAATGAATTCAGGATCGTCAGTAAAGTCATATCCTAATGATCCAAGACCGTAACTTAAAGCGTTGATGATGTGGTCATGGCGCTTTGGTATCTTGCCTTTGCTATCTTTGACATAGTTTTGTAGCTCCCAGACTGTTTTCTCGCATGAATCTACAATCTCTAGATAGCCAGATCTCATTATATTACGTAGCAAGGTGATATATCCATCGACTCCGAACTTAGCCTTTTGGCTCGGCTGGAAGTATACTTTAGGCGCAATTTCACTCATTTCGTTTGCGAACCATAAAGCCGCTTCATCGTATATGTATTCGATTGATCTGACTCGTTTATACCAAGGATCAAGCTTCTGAAGTGTAGCTTTCCATATCTCGGACGTAGTCATGAGCGCCATTTCTGACTGATATATCTCGTCCAGTAAGATGCTTTTTTTAGTGTGTGGATTATGTAGAATAAAGGTCGCAGCAAAGACAGAGCTTGAAGCCGGATCAAAGCTAACTAGCAAGATCCACTTGTTCAAGTCTCTAGGCTGAAGGCCTAACAAAGGCAAAGGACTATATCCGTTAATCCACGGGAAGATACTAGCTTTACCGCCGCGAACAAAGACAGCATCGTAGGACCTCATGTATTCCTCAAGTTCTCCCATTCCTTCCATCTGACGTTTCATACGCTCTAGCCAGGCATTTTTAATATGTGGGTTGCTAGACGTAGGGGCATGAAAATAAGACCAGTCAGCAGAAGCCTGGGCCATCTCAGCGTACTCTACAAAGTGATTGTGAATAATAGGCGGCGTTCCAATGAACAACGCTGGAACATCAAAAGCTGCGCGGTTAGGCTCAAAGTTGTTTATAGACTGTATTCTATGATCTTTAAACTCATCGTAAACAATAAGGCCTTTGGGCTTAATACCCGCAATAGCTGCCACGTTGTCGCTGCCTTCTAGCTTAATGAACGAACCATTCTTAAACGTAATTCGCATCTCAGTGTTATTCAGAGACTCAATCCACGAAGAAGGCCCGAATGTTTGAATCCTATTAGATACCCAGAGGATTTCCCGAGCTTGCTTGGCATATGGTTCAAAGATGTAATTCTGTGAGCCTGGGTTCTGCATAGCCCACCGCCATGTGCAGTAAGCTGAGATTTCAGTTTTACCAAAGTTTCTTCCGGCACATATAAAGATATTTTTAGCGTTTAAATAAAACAGCGCATGACCTATGTCGATCTGCTTTTGATGTGGCGTCCAGTTTTTATGTAAGCCACGCAGGATCTCAGCAAGCGCTAATGATTCACTCATTCTTTTTAATCCCTATTGTGAGGACCGGAAGGCCCGTGTCTTGAGGAGTAAGCGCCGCCGCCACTACAGACTTAGCAAAAGGATCATCGAGCACCAGGCGCCTAACTTCAGAAGCATCAAGAATCTTTCTACTAACTTCATCACTTTCAGAGACGGGTTTAATATTAGTAAGGGTCGGAAATGCATATCTTACAAGGGTTGCGACCGCTTGATTTGCTACGCTTAGGTAGGCCGCTCCTGGATCATTCTTCTCTGTTAGTCCACGCTGGGAATCGTAACTATCCATTGCTTTTCTATAAACGGCCATCTGCATTTCGATTAAATCAATCCCTCTTTCTTCCAGCAGAAAGCGCATTGCAAGGGTCGATCTACGCAGATTGCTGGGTAGTTGGCTCATGAATTACCTTTTTTGTGAACTTTGCTAAATACTTCAAAATAAGTATATACTTTGCCGCAATTGATTTTAGGTCTCATTTAGCCCTCTTGTAATTGATACCGATTATCATTTAGAACCACTTGTTCGGCTTAGTATTTTCTTCTATAACTTCTACTTTAGTCTCGGTTTTAGTCTCTAAATCATCATCTATAGAGTCCCACGTTTCATTTTGCAAAAGTCCAATTGCGGCCTTTAAAGCACTAGGTTCGTAATTATCAAACAGAGTTCCAAGTTGTTTAGTTTGTGCCGAATTTATTTTCAGATTAAGCGCGACGATAATTTCACTCTTTTTCACTTTTCTTCCAAAACGATCTCTGAAAGACTCGGGAAAAGTTTGAATAACGCCTAGCAATTCTTCTAGTGACTTAGCCATAATTTAGTATTTCCTTTTTAAGGGTTTACAAAAGCATAAACAAGACAGGCAATAAGTCAACACAGATAAAAGTCCAGTTTAAAGGCAGCTTTGAATTCTTAAATTATCTTAAATGAAATAGTGATCCAGCATGAATTTATGAAAACATACAAGTCAATTTTAGTTATCCCAGATCAACACTATCCTTTTCATCACATTGATATATTACGTTTTTTAAAGGCAGTTAAGAAGAAATACAAGCCCGACAAAGTTGTAAATCTTGGTGACGAGATCGACGCTCATTCGTTTAGTATGCATAACCACAGTCCTAATCTGCCAAGCCCACACGACGAATTAGGCTTAGCCATTCAGGGTTTAAAGTACTTATATAGACTCTTTCCTAATGTCGATGTAATGGAGAGTAATCACGGCTCCCTTGCGTACAGAAGGGCTGAGGCTAATGGACTACCTAAAAGAGTATTACTTAGCTACAACGCAATCCTTGAAGCTCCTAAGGGCTGGCGCTGGCATAAGGATCTGGTGCTCTACGGAAGCAATAAAAAGGCTATTTACTTTTGCCATGGGCTTTCCTCGGATGCTCTTAAAAATTCGAAAAACAAGAGCATGAGCTTTGTTCAAGGGCACCACCATTCTAAATTCACCATTCAATACTGGGCTAATAGCCTGGACCTATACTTTGGTGTAACAAGCGGCTGTTTAATAGATTACAAAGCAATGGCATTTGACTATGGACGCTTGATCCTAGACAAGCCAATTTTGGGCTGTACTATTATTCGCAATGGTCATCCAATTTTAGTGCCCATGGTAATTAACAATTTTGGCAGGTGGACTGGGGTTCTACCATGAAAAAGTTTTGCGTACTTGGCCAAAAGATCACGGTTAAAATTAAGAACATAGAGGACCAAAACATAATGGCGCAGTTCGAGCATGAGCTCGGGCTTATAACAATCAGGCCGGACGATCCTCAAAAGTTCAAATCAATGTGTCATGAGCTCGGACATGCATTTTGGCACCGGACGGGTTTGTATCAAGCTAATCGCAATTTAGAGACAGAAGAAATATTTTGTGAAACTTTTTCAAATTTTA